AGACACCCTTTTGGGAAAAGGACGAGCATCCGCCTTTAGTGTCAAATAAAGAGGATATTCTTGTAGGGGCGGCTGGTGAAACAAGTTGGTGTATTTCAAGGAGGGGTTTATGACGGCACATGATTATTTATGGCAAGCACGAAGATTAAAAGGAAAAATCGCCGCAGGAGAAGAGCAATTAGCTGTATTGCAAGAAACTATTACACAAATAAACAGCATAACTTATACCGACATAAAATCAAAATCCCCACGTCGTGACCCCCTAGGTGATTTGATAGCAAATACGGCAGATGAAATTATTGCTTGCGAAGCCGCACTAGCAGCCAACTTAAAATTGCTTAAAGAAATCACGATGGCAATATACAATGTGGCAGACAGCGAATATAGGGCTGTATTAAGAGCTTATTATATTGATGAGCTAACTTGGCCCGAAATTGCTGTAAAGCGAGGATACAAACGTCAGCGGATATATGACGCGCGTGACGCAGCTCTCGCCATGGTAGTAGTACCCATACCTGTCTGGACAATTCTGGACTAAATTGGACAATTGCGGACATAATTGCCACTTGACATGGTTTTTCAGGTGTAGTATTATATCATTGCCGAAGGAGCGCAAGCGACTCTTTGTGCAAATTGCTGTATCTATTCCCATGCGATTTCGCGTGGGTTTTTAATTTTATAGGCCGTCCCTTTTGGGGCGGTTTTTTGTTTGGCGGAGGTGGTGGTAAGTGGCATGGTTATTCCAAGTGTTCCGCAGGACAAGAAAAAGGAGCAATGGGACAGGACAAAAATGCATGACCTTTCTGTCACTTCAAATTATGTAGATAAAATTATCGCAGAGGCAGTTGAAGAAAACACCATTCTAACCCCAAAGCAAAAGGATTTTTGCTTTTTTTTTGTTAAGAGCAGGAATGCAGTTCAAGCTTATATTAGGGCTTATCAAACTACGTATCGTAACGCATGTGCCCATGCTTGGGCATTGTTGAATCATGATGAAGTTGCAAAGGAAATCAAGCGGCTTCGCATACTCAAAAACACCGCTTTAGGTGGCATGACAGGCGAGGATATAGTCGAACTTCACATGCGCATAGCCTTTGCCGACATGACTGATTTTGTGGAATTTGGTAATAGGGATGTGCCTTTGCTCAAAGACGACGAATCGGTTCTCATGCTTGATTGCGAATCTGATGAAGTCAAAGTGCTGGCTGGCAATATCAACGAAGTGCGGCTCAAACCTAGCGATATGATTGATGGTAATTTGATTTCCGAGGTTTACGGAGGTCGGGAGGGTGTCAAGATAAAGCTTGCTGACAGGCAGAAATCTCTTGCCTTCCTAGCAGCATGGTTTGAGCTTAATCCCATAGATAAACACCGTATGGCATATGATAACGCCATTCTTGCTCAAAAAGAGCGAGAGACAAAAATCAAAGAAGAACAACACAACTCACAAGGCAAAGTTGACCCATCTGCATACAAAGAACAAGTATCTGGTTTAATGAGCATGTTCGGTAGCCCTCATGAAGATAGACGACTGGAGGATTACGAAAACATTGCTCCTGAGACCAAAGGGGGTATAAGCGAAGATGACTAACGTAAGACCTTTTTACAAAAAACAAGTGGAGTTTGCGGCTAAGTGTGACTCGCATTGGTTTCAATGTAGCCGAAGGAGGAAAGCGCAGCGGTAAAGATGTACTACTGTGCGCCATTTTCGCCCGGATGCTGCATCTGCACCCTAATCGCCTGCACCTGATAGGAGGCGTTTCTAGCGGAGCCGCTGGTGGCATTATTCTTGAAGGTGACGGCTTTGGTCTGTTGCATCATTTTACCTTACCGGATGGCACAAAAATGTATCGGGAGGGGAAATACAAAGGCAAACCGTGCGTATATGTGGAAACCATCAAAGGCGAAGAAAAAGTAATCATCATCGCCGGTGGAGACAAAGTTACATCTAAGAACTATTTCCAGGGTTTCGGCTTTGGGATGATTTACATTACAGAAGCCAACCTTTGCCATAAGGAATACATCAAAGAGTGTGTATCTCGTTTAGGCGCAAGTGAAGACCCAAAACTTTTCCACTCACTTAATCCATTGGCAGAATCTCATTGGTATTACGAAGATGTCCTGATGTTATACAAAAATGACCCTGGTTATAACTGGGAGCACTTTACTCCAGTTGATAACCCAGGCATGACTGATAAGAAACTAAAGCATTTCATCCGCTCCATTCCAAGAAACACGGTTTGGTATGACAGGGATATTAAAGGGTTGAGACGGCAAGCGGAAGGGCTTGTATATCCTCACTTTAACCGAACAAAACATGTAGTCCCAACTGAAGCAAGGCACTATAGCCGACATTATATTGCCGTTGATTGGGGAGCAAGAAACCCCTTTGCTATGCAATTATGGGGGCTATGTGAAAACGTATGGTATATGGTCAAGGAATTTACTTATGTGGGCAAAGAAGATGGGCGGCGGTTTGTTGATGATTATGTCAGGGATTTAGAGAAATTCGCCGAGAGTTTTCGCATAGAGGGCGTTATTGTAGACCCGTCTGCAACGATATTCATAGATACCATATACCGCAAATGGCAGGTTTATAAAGCAGACAACGCCGTTGCAGAAGGATTGGAAAGCACTGCGACAGCCTTGCATACAGGACTGATAAAAATAAACGATTGCTGCAAGGTAACAATATCCGAAATCGAAGGCTATATGTTCAGCGAAAAACACCATGGCGAAGATGCAGTCATTAAGCAAAAAGACCATCACATGGATGCCATGCGATACTTTGTTCAAACAACCAAAATTACACAAAAATATATCAATAATAGGAGATAGCCCATGCAAGAATCACGTTTAGCCATGGCACAAAGACTTCAAGGCGATAAAATGGCGATATTAAACCTAATTTTCGGCTATCCCCAGGGGTTAACATACGATGATTTTTTGCAGGCATATAAGCGCATAGGGCTATGTAAGCGGATTATCAAACTTAATGTTGATTTCACTTGGCGGTCCCAGCCAGAAATCGTCGCAGATACAGAGGATGTGCAATCTCGCTTCAACAGACTAAGAACAAAGCTAAAAAAAATGGTTGGGGTGGACTCTATTCAATCTGCTATTAATAAATTGGATCGCAAACATGGATTGTATAAAGAGTTAAAAAGAGCTGATACCTTGGCATGTATAGGCCGATATAGCGTATTGGTAATCGGTACAAAAGACAGCGAAGACCTAACCCGGCCGCTTCAAAAAGGTTCTGGCATTGGAGACATAGCTTTTTTTAAGGCATATGATGAAAAACAGGCGCAAATTGATGCATGGGTCACTGATAAAAATAGCCCAAGATTCGGACTCCCTGAAACTTATCGGATAAGCGGGCCAATTAAAGGCGAAAAAGAGAATTTAAAATATCGTGTTCACCATAGTCGAGTTATCCATATAGCCGACGATTTGGTGGACAGTGATTTTTATGGCACACCAAAGCTAGAGGCTCCGTTTAACTATGTATATGATATCTATAAAATAATTGGCAGTGCAGCAGAAGTATTTTGGCTAGGAGCGTATCAAGGGCTGGTGTTTTCTAAGGAAAGCGACCGACTTATCACAGACGATTCTGTAGACGATATGAAGCAAGAAATCGAGGAATACGCCAATAAGTTAAGGCGGCACTTGATTGTCAGCGGCGTTGATGTGACAGCATTGCCATCAACTTCTCCTAGCCCTGGCAATACAGCGGATTTGTTGTTTCAGTTGTTGGCTGCGGCAAGCAACATCCCTACACGAATCCTTTTTGGGAGCGAGCAGGGGGTTTTGGCGGCAAGTACCGACAGGGATATGTTTCTATCATATATCGGTGGACGCCGTGACAATTTTGCCGACTGTGCAGTTTTAACCCCCTTGATAAATCGCCTAATAGAATACGGCTTTATCCAGCACAAAGGCGATTTTGAAATTAAATGGAAACCATTAATTGAGCGGGATGCAAGCGAGCGCATACAGGATGCAAACCGTATGGTGCAAACTGCAAGGCAATTTGTAGGCCAGTCTGGAGAAGTAACGGATATACTTACCCGGGAAGAAGTGCGGGATGCCATGGGGCTTGATGCAAAGATGCCGGATACGGATTATGAGCCTGCGGGGGATTATTCTGGAGCCATGGATGAATTGCCCACGCAGGAGCCGGGCAGCAAGCTAACGAAGGCGTCTTCAAAAAAGCGGGGATTCCAACGACTAAAGAGCCTTTGGCGTAATAGGGAACGTTTGAAAAATGCCCGCAAACGTGTTAGGATCAATGAAAGATGGGTGACAATGCCAAATGGTTCCCGGGTTTTAATTGGTGACGATGGGGAAATAAAGGGTGGGCTGGACGGTAAATATGACGGTATATCCCTTGATGAAGCGTTTGGAGATAAAAACAGTGAACAGGACACAAATTCGGAAATAGATTATATTGAAGGGGCTAGTATTGAAGCGGAGTTGCAGAAAAAAAGTGATGAAGCATTTGATACACTTACTCGTTATGAGAGAAGATCCATTGATTATTATACTAGGGCACACTATAGAGACATAAATGAGCATCTACGTGGTGATAAAAATCCATCTGCTTTTAAGCAAGCTGCCGTGGAAGACAGAATACAAGCAATAGACTCTGCAATTGGGCAGTTTCAACTTGAAAATGATATTGTTGTACACAGGGGGGATTCATCTAATTTATATTCTAGGCTGTCATCGGGGGATATAATAACGAAAGAAGCTTTTACTAGCACAAGCCTTGACATGAGTGTGGCACAGGACTTTGCTGGATTCACAACTGGACATATGTCAGAAATACGTGTGCCGCGAGGAACGCCATCTTTGTATATAGGAACAAATTCTGGTGCGGTGCCAGAAAGTGAACTTTTACTAGGTCGTGGGCTGCAGTATAGGGTTATCGAACAAAGCGCAAGGCACACAGTTTTGGAGGTAGTTCTATGAGTGAAACACTAGAAGGATTAAGAGCGTCTATAGAAGAAGAACAAAGAGAGTCTCCAATCTGGACAGACGGGAGAGAGATTCCACTTGAATTACTGGTCAAAGCAATATTTGCAGGACACCCCGGTATGCTTGAGCGTGATGTTAGATATCGCGTTGTCTTTCCGGAGATTGTCGAAGAATTAGAGCAAGCTGTCAAAGGGTATGGAAAGGAGCAGGTTTACAAAGAAATCAAGGAAGAATATGACTCATATTTTCCCTGGAGAAGTCAACGCAGCAAGCATTAGCCAAGGGAGAAGCCCACAAATGATGTTAACCGCTTTGAGTACCTATAAAGCCGAGATAAAAAACAGAATAAGGAGTGTGATTATGTTATACCTTGTCCCTGTTGTGATTTAGAAACTATTGACACCATCGGCACATACGATATATGCAGCGTGTGCGGCTGGGAAGATGACCCAGGTCAGCGCAAACATCCCGATGATGCAATAGGTGCTAATGAAATCAGCCTTAACCAAGCAAAATCCGCATGGAAACTTAAAAACAAGTAACATTATCAACCACGCTTTTGACCAAATCGCA